ATTTTACCAATGATACTATCGTTAAAATATTTTTCTACTTTTGCAACTGCACTTTTATCTGGAGAAACTCCAGATCCCCTTGCAAAATCAATTACTTCTGATGCAATGTTAACTGGAAATTTAACTAATTTAATATTACCATCTATTAATCCAGCGACCATAGATTCAGTGGTTGAAAAATTATCTACAGGTTCAACTTCTTTATCTGTTGCTTTTCTATAAAGTCTTTCAACAACTCTTTGTGCAGGTATTCCAAAATCACCTTGTAATTCTATATCCGGTCCAAATATAGCTGCTTCTAATTTAGATCTATCTTTGTATTTAGGTCCTTTTGCAAGTCGTTCTGCAATGGTTGGTTCTCGACGCTCGACTGTAGGTTTAGGTGCCTTGTATGTTAATCCAGATGTATCTTCTACAGGAAACTCACTGTATTCAGGAAAATCTTTTTCAGATACGTCAACAGGTTTAGTTATATCTTTTTCTGGAACTATTTTATCTACTCTAGAAAATACTTGATTATCTTCTGCATTCTTTAATTCTTCAATGCCTTCGAAGTTTTCGTCTTGCATAAAACTCCTTTAATAATATTTGCCTATACCAACAAACGTTTTTTTATTACCTTCTCCTTGAACTATATAAAATTGTTTATCAATTGGATTTACGTAAATTTTACCAGTTTGATAATCCTGTGCTGCTTGTGGATTAATTTCTAATATTTTTGAATTATCTTTTTTCGGAGTATAATCTTCTGTTATCATAATTTCACTACCTTTTGAAGGAAGATTACCTAAAATCTCTTTATCTACTTCTCCTTTTTCAAGTCTTAATCTAAATTTACCTACATTTAATCTTTGAATTGCACTACCTACTTTATTTTCTTTACCCCAATCTTCTCCATATTTTCTAATTAAAGCTACATCAGAATAATCTTTTAAATCTGACGATTCTATTTTTCTTTTTGCCACCATTGCTAAGTAATCTTCTGCTGTTCCACCATATTTTTGTGCGTACGCTTTAGCAATTCTCATGGCATCTGTATCTTTTTCTTTTCCAAAAGCACTTAATAATTTTAGTTCTAATGCTGCATCTGTGTCTTGATCTGTATATAACTGTTCAGTAGGTTTTTTAGCAGCTTCAGCAGCAGTTGTTAGTGCACCAAATTTACCACCTCTTGGTCTAGCTGACATATAATTTAATCCAAAATTAATTAAAAATTTACCAAGTGGATCTGTTCTTTGACTTAAATATCTCTCTCTTAATCTTTTTCCAAGTGGACTTAGTCCTAATTCATCAGCAATATCCCCTTCTTTTACTTTTTCAATTATTTTACTTTTATTTAATGTGGTACTTTTATCAGAATCAATATCTACATCGTCTATTTTATTTGATATACCTAATCCTAAACCTAAAAAATCATTTTTATTTTCATTTTCTAATAAACCTCCATAATAATCAGAAACATTAAAACCTTGTATACCACCTTCATCTGGACCATTTGCATAACCTTTTCTATGTACAGACATTATACCTTCATTTGCTGATCCACCTCTGAACATTGGTCTTCTTAATATTCTAGACATTATTAAGTACCTTTAGAAAATAAAGGAGTAGGATTAAATGATCTATATATACCTGCTAATGTAGCAAGAGTTCCTAATCCTGTTTGTAATGCAGTAGGAGATGGAGTAATCTGTTGTTGAGTTACTCCAGGATATCCAGAAATTAAAGGTTGAATACCTGCTCCATATTGTTGCGCAGTTTGCAATGGTTGATATATTCTTTGGAATTCTAATTGTTTTTGTGCTTCCAATTCAGCTTGTTTTTGAGCTTGTTGCTGTTGACCTAATGCACTAAGTCCTGAAATTTGTTGAGCTTGTAATCCTTGAGCCTGACCCGCTAATCCTAATTGCTGATTATATTGTTGAGAAGCTAATTGTTGAGCTTGTCCAAATCCTTGTTGTCTTAATTGTGCTTCAAGTAAAGCTCTATTTAAATCTGATTGAGATTGATATTCTGCTCTTTGAACACCTTCACGTCCTCCACCATACGCACCTGCTCCTATTGCTTGTGCTGCTAATGCTGGTAAACCTTTTTGTGCTTGAATGTCATATTGTCTTAAAGTTGTATTGATAACATCTTGTTGATAAGGAGACATATACTGTTGATATGCAGTAGGCCCCGTTGCAGCTTCTGCTGCTTGTAAATAAGGTTGATATGCTCCAAGTCCACCTGCTAATTGTTGTGCTTGTGTTTGTAATGCACTTTGTGGTGCCACAAATTGTGGTCCATAAATTCTAGAGACATCTAAACCTTTTAAACCACCAATTGCTTGTGATAATTCTTCTAAATAAGTTTTACCAGCTGCTTCTATAAATGGTGCAGGTAATGTTTGTGTTTGTTGTAATTCAGCCATTATGCTCTAGCTCCTTTAGCTTCTAATTGTTTCATTAATGCATACATTTTAGCAGCCCCTCGTTTCGCGCTACCACCACCTGCAGCCTTGACTGCACGTGAAGTAAATACAAATTCATCTTTTGCAAGCATTGCAGGAACATCATCTACTCGTTCCTTTTTGCCATATGGAATGTATCCACCTGTTTTTCTTGCATCTAATTCTATAATACCACCTTCAATTTGTCTAGCAGGAGGAACCATTGATCCACCTTTTGCATATCCTATGATACCACCGTCAGCTGCTGTTTGAACAGCAAAAGGATCTACTGCACCGTATCTTTGATAAAAATATGGATTTCTTATTCCTAAATTTCTACCTAATTGTGTTAAACTTAAATTTGCTTCTTCTTGTTGTCTTTTTGCAAAATCTTCATCTGATTCATTTTCTTGTTTCGGTGCACCAAAAGCAATTCCTGTTCCAACCCCTGTTCCAAATGCTACAGCAGCAGCTGTTTTAGGATTTTTTTCTATAAGATCCATAGCACTTGTGCCAAAACTTTTTATTGTTCCAAGTGGATCTTTATACAATTGTTGTATTCCAGTTTGTGCTCTTTCCAAAATACTAGGTTGTGTTTGTTGTGTTGCAGGATTGTAAATTTGAGATCCTTTGCCAGCTGCTGGATCAAGAGTAGCTTTATCTAATGTAAATATATCACTTTTAGCTCCAGTTATATCAGTTACAGGAGGAGCTGTTCTTAAACCCATAGTAGGACCATAATCTGTTCCAAAACCAGTTGTGTCTAGAGTAGGATTAGAAATTCCTTGAGCACTATAAGCAGCATTTACATTTGCAGCATTTACATTTGCAGCATTAATTCCATCTGTTGTTATATTTGCAGCTGATGAAGCTGGTGCTCCACTATATCCAAAATATCCACCTGCTCCAGCTGTCAAAGCTTCTAATGGATTTATTTTTCCGCCACCAATTGCTTGTAATCCTAAATTAATTGCAGCAGATTGTAATGCCGCTGCAAAAGCTGAACCTGCTCCAGGTAAAAGCATGTTAGCACCAATTGTAAGAGCCATTCTTCCTATTGGAGATTTAGCAACTGATTTAACTGCTTTAGCTACTCCTTTTACAACTCCTGAAACTGCTTTAGTTACTCCTCTAACAATACTTCCAAAACCATATCCTTGTCTATAACCATAACCTGCAATACCACCACCGGCCATTGCTTCTGCTTGTTCTTGCTGTTCTAGTTGATCAGCAAATGCTTCAACGGCAGGTTCACCACCTTGAGCAAATATTTGTAAAATTTGTGCTGCTAATTGTAATGCTGTTTCAGGATCAATTCCTTGTTCTATTAATAATTTTACAATTGTTTCTAATGCTTGTTGTTCATTCATTTGTGGCATTGCCATTTCATTCATGCCTGCTTCACCACCCATTTGATATCCTAGTCGCGCGATTCCACCTCCTCGCATCGTTAATGGAGTACCACCTCCATTTGCAATTGGAGTTTGTCCATAGTTTAATAATGGATTCATTGTAATGTTTTGTGCAGATGAAAAATTAGGTTGTGGTTGTTGTTGTGGAACTTGTAATGATTGACCGTAATCCATAGGCATAGTGCTAAGACCACCTAATTGATAACCAAGTCTTGCAATACCACCTCCTGCCATTTGCATCATGCTTTGTGGTTGTATTCGTTCGTTATAAGCTTCCATTCCCCTGCTAATTATTTCTTCAGCTTGGTTAGGGCTTAATCCTCGTTGGTTTATAAAAAAATCTCGTGCCGTAGCTATTGAATCCATATTTAATATATTAGTTAATTATAGGCAGGCACAGAGTCCTGAAAACGTATACTTTACTTGTTTTTTTGTGAATCGTCAACGGGTTTAAAATCAAGATTATCTTTTAATCTACCATTATACTGATATTCACCAACGTGGGTTATAAAATCATCTATATAACAATAACATTTTCCACCAATTGCAGTCCATTTTTTACAGAATCCAAAGTCTTCACCATAGTATTTTTTATTATCAGGGTCATGAATCGTATCAAAAAAGTTATACATATATGGATTAGTTTTGGCTTCTCCATTTACAATAGTTGATTGATCTATTCTATCATCTGGATATGCTGCAATCATCTTATCAAATACTTGTCTTTTTATTAACATACATCCTGTAGGCGCATGAGATACTTCCATTAAACCATTTACAACGCTTATTTCTTTTTTATTTTCATCCATAAGACCATCCATTTTAATTGGATAAATAAAACCAGCTCTCATTAATTCATCTTTATTTTTAATTTTACCAGCTTGTAATCTTTCCCATATTTGTTCCCAATGTATATGTTTCATTGGATAAGGTGTTGCTACTATTTCTTTATCAAACTTTAACATCTTTATGATTGTTTCAAATTTAAAATCAATATCAGAATCTATAAATAACATATGTGTATATTTACCGGGATCACCTAAAAAATTAGCAACACATAAGTTTCTTCCTTGTGTAACTAAAGATGACTTAAGAAGAGAGAATGAAACCATTATTCCATTCATCATACAACATTGTTGAAATTTTAATAATGCTTGTGTGTAATGAATTGAACATTCACTATGAACTGGAGTTGCTACATAGATTCTCGTTTCTGGTTCCTTTAACTTTGCGGTAAAGTCATTTGTCTCTGTTTTAAACCAGATTGGTTTACTTGCGTCCTGCATTAATTGCTCCTTGTAAAAATCTATTCCAAACTGTTTTTCTTAAATCCCAAGAATAGAATCTGTTTGTAAAATCTATTTGCAACTTTAAATGATCTTTAACACCATCATCTCCAAGTCTTTCTGCAGCTACATCAATAACAGATGCAAATGTATGTGCTAATCTTATAAAATCTTTTTCATATGGAATGTAAGTAATATATTCTGATCCTGTTTCAAACAAAGCACCATAGTCTGTTGTAATACAATAAAGTCCTGCAGCCATTGCTTCTATCGCAGCAATACAAGATGTTTCTTCCCAAATATTAGGATAGATAAACATATGATAATTTTTTAAATTATCTTTTATAAATTCATTTGGTTTATAACCAATATAACTAACATTCTTTAATGCTGCTGCTTGATTATATAGTCCTTGAAATTTATCATCATTAGCTGCTTTAAATTGATCCCCATAAACTTGAGTTGAAGAATAAACATCTAAATGAACCGATGTATTTTTAACAAGCTGCATTGCAGCAAGTAATACATTTAAACCACGCCAAGGAGTTGAAGTGTAGATTAATTTTACAGGATCTCCTTTTGTGTATTCTAATTTTCTAGGTTCTATTTTTTCAATGGCATTTTTAATAACTAAACATCTATCTGTTGGTATATTAAACATCATTCTAAATTTCTCATAACACCAATGTGAGTTAAATACATACCAATCATACTTTTTATGATTATCTTTATTTTGAAACCAAGGCGCAAGATTTGCTTGGTCATATGAATTTTGTTGCCAAAGTATATTTGGTTTAGTTGGGTGTAATGGTATTTTTTCAGGTACAGATGTAGTTATTTGAACCTTATCTAATAAATCTTTATCTGCATATTTATGTAGTAATTCTACCTGTAATTCTGTTCCACCTCTTGGATTCATTTTTGATTCATTACTTTCTGTAGTAGCTCTAATCCTTTGTTTGTAATTTTAACTGATAAATCTTTTTGTAAATCATCCATTGGATTTTCTTTTAAAAAGTCTTCCATTGTTTTATATGTCTTTCCAGTTTTTTTACTTTTAATTATTTCTTCTGTCTGACATTCTATCTTTGTTATATTATCCATTTTCTCCTGATCTTGTTAATAATGCATATGAAATTTGACCTGAAATAACATCAGCAGTAACAGTTTGAAATTGTAAATAATCTCCTTCTTCTAATACTAAAGCATTGTGAACTGCATTATCGTGAGAATCTGCAGGAACGTTAGTATGAAAAAATTTATATAAAGTTGAAGCAGAATAATCATAAAAATAATAATCTACTTCATGAGCAGAGTTATCATCATTAGTTACTCCTATTTCTTTTATAATTGCAACAGTAGATGTATTAATATTTAACACCGTAGTTAAATTAGTTGTGGTTAAATTATAACCTTGATTCTTGTAAAAGATTGCCATTTAATTCCCTGGTCCACTAAATATAAACCAACTAAATGCCTCCAACTCATCTTTTAAATCTTTTTGAAAAGAAAAATTTAATTGATCTTTCATTGTGTTAACTGCTTCTAGAATTTGTCTTTGATTATTAACATCGTAAGTTTGCGTTGGTTCTGGTATATATGCTGTAATTTTTGCCATTATCTTCTTCCTCCTGCTTCAATATCTAATCTTAGAGTTCCGTATCTCCAAGTTTCATCAACTGCATCATTTTCAATTTTTAAACTCACTTGTCTTCCTCTAACTCTGGTATCTACTTTATCAGTTGAAGAAGTTATTGTAAAGGGACCTGTAATTAAAGGTGGTGTTGTAGAAGGTGTTGATTGACTATCTGCAGGATAATCTCTAAAGAATAAAGTTATCTTTGCATTGCCTTCTAAGTTTTTAAAGTCTGGAATAAATCGTTTAACACGCATAATTAATTGACCATCTCCACCTAGACCTTGTTCTGATATATCGTAATCTCCTGATTTAATGTAAGCAGCAATAGCTGTCTCATTACCATTTGCATCTACTTCATTAACACCCGTTTCATGTTCCCAGTATTTAGTTGAACCATATAAATTACTTACACCATTTATAGTTGGAAATGTAGGTGTACCATTTGTGATATATTGTGTGGCGTATGGTAAATCAAAAGTTACAGCATCAGCATAAGTTGTTCTGGTTAAAGAACCAACGGCCCAAGTATTCTCAACGAAGTTATAAACTACATTTCTATCTAATTGATTTGATCCTGCTTTTGCATAAAACCAACCAACTTCATTAAATAATGAATTGTGATATGCATAAGTTATCTGACTTGCATCATAGTTAATTCCTAAATTATCTCCAACATCTGTAAATACAAAGTCTTCAACGAGTGATGGTAATTGTTTAACCGTTCCATCAAATGCAAAGAAACCTCCACCAAATCCAATCCAAAATACAGCTCCTTGTGCAAATATCATTGCATGTTGGCCAATACATCCGCAATTTGTTCCAACTTGTCTAACTGAAAATGTAAATGGAGGACCAACAAACTGAATAGTATATGCTGCCTGATCTGTAAGAACGAATATATAATCTTTACCTTGTATAGCTCCTATAATCTCGTTTCCCGTATCTAGTCTAAATGTTCCTGCAGTATTAGTTACTGTTGGATTCCAAGTATTAATATCTTCCTGATTTGAAAATCTTATAAACATTGGATCTTGTGAAGATGGATCTCCAATGGTTGTTTCTGTTCCAAATAAAAATAAATGTCTATCTCTATCCGATGTAACGCTCATAATAGATGCTGTTGGAGCACCTGATACGATTGTAGCTCTTACAAATAATGATCCTCCTAAAGATGGATCCCAAGTATAAGTTCCACCATTTTTAACTGTAGCAACTAGAATCTGGCCAAAGTTATCGAGTGACCAGGAACCTGGAGCAAGAGTAACCCCTGCAGTATTAGATTCTTCTCCCCAATCAACCCAACTTGTTGCGTTAGTAACTGTTGCATTATCTGAATGTGATGCAGCGGTTGATCCGTTTGCACCTCTGGTGCAGCCTAAAAATTGAGTTGCGTTTTTACTTGTGTAAGTAATTAATTCTGTATCAATATCTATTCTTCCAGATGATGGGAATGCTGAAGTATTATCAACAGTAATTGTTGTAACAGAATTATTAATAGCTCCATTTAATAAAGTTGTAACAGATGTTGGAATTGTTCCACCCCAATATCCTGTTCCAAATCCAAAGGCAGGAGTTTGAAAAGTTGGTCCTATAAAAATGTAAGGAGTTGTAGTTAAAGTTCCACCTGCAGTAACTCCTGTTCCAGTTTCATTTGATGGCATTGTAACTGTAAAAGTTCCTGATGTTGGAACTGATTTAATTTCAAATGTATTGGTAGTAAAATCTGCGGATGTATAACTTGTTGTAGGAGACCCTGGAGTCGTAACCGACGTAAATATAATATAATCTCCAACTTCTAATCCATGAGTTGTTTTATTAATTGTAACTGTAGAAGAACCTGTTGTTGATGTATAAGTACAAGACGTTAAAGCTGTTCCAAGTGGTGTAATATCAAAAAAAGAACCTTCATAATAAATAACTAATAATTTTGAAGTTCCAATTGCCGCATATCTTTTACCATCTAATGCTGTCCATGTGTGCTGGTCGCGCGCGGGACCTGCTAATGTTGAAGATACTAATTGTTGCCAACCACCTATCTTTTGAGGTTCACCATATCTAAATCTTATATTATCACCATCAATCCATTGCCCTTCGGCTCCGGTTGCAGTTTGTTGTTTATTAAATCCAGGTTTAAATTGTATTTTCTGTAATGGCATAAAGCGGTATTATACACAGTTTTTATATTAATGGTATCTTTTTATATTTTTTTAGAATTATAACATGTATTAAAAGACATTGAAATTCTAGCTTCATTAGACATATTTGGTTCAACATGATGTTTTAACCAAGAAGGAAATAATAATAATAAATTTTCTTTAGGTTCATACCCCCATGTCGAAGAATTATATTCATTTTGTAAAACTACATCTTCTGAATACATATAAAAATTATTTTGATTATGGAAAATTATATTTCCAGAATTTTCAGGTACTTTAATATAAAAAGATCCAGATATTACACTATTTGGATGTGTATGTTCTAAATTAAAATCTTTATAGTTATTTACATTTATCCATATGTTACTAATTACAAGTTCGTATTTTAATGAAAATATTTTACTATAATCATTTATATATTTATTAAAATTTTTAACTAAATTATTTAATAATTTATTTTTTTTATAATTTAAATCTTCACTTTGAAAACCACCTACATTACTAATTTTTCTAGATTTTTTTAAATTTAAAGAAAAATTATTAAGTTCTTTTAAATCTTCTTTTAAAAAATTTATTCCAATTGGCTGACAAAACAAATTATGTAATTCCATTTTATTTTTTAAATGAAGAAGGAAGTCCTAAATGAGGTCTACGATCGTATATATTTTCTTTAGACCCTTTAGTTTTAATATCATTATAATGTAAGAATACCTGAACACAGTCTTTTCCAGAAAAAGATTCTCTCCAATGTTCTAATTCATTCCCACGATAAACTAACATATCTCCTGGCTCTAAAATTACTTTAATACCTTTAGATTTTGAAGGTTTATAATTTCCAGTTTTTTCATCAAGTCCTCCTTGTGATGTATCTGGTTCTAAATAAATTGGCCATTGATCTCCTCCTAAATTTAATGTTGTAGATATTTCACAACTAAATCTATCTTTATGTCTGTGTAACACATCTCCTTTTTTATAAATTCTTGCATATGAATAATTAGGTATTAATTTTAATTCTGTTTTTTCTTCCATAACTGAAAGAAGTTTTACAAGTAATGTTTCCATTACAATGTCAGAATAATGTGAATATGTTTCTGGGACTTGTTGATCATTCCATACACCAAAATAATCCGTAAACGGACTTATATATTTTGTATCAAACATTGTTCTTGCAACTTGTCTTTTCATTATAAAATAATCATAACAAAATTTAGCAAGATCTTCTGATATTGCTTTTTTAATAATTGTATATTTATTTTTTTTAAACGACATATTTTCTCCTTTGTTAAATTAAAAAATTAAAATTTATTAAAACCCTTAAATTAGCATCAGTTTGAGTTGTACCGTAATGAGGATGAAGATTATTAAATAATATAATTTGGTTTTCTTCTGATTTAACAGAAACATCTCCACCATCAGAAGTGATAATTGTTTTACCATTATTTGTGTTAATATGGAAAACACCAACCATAATATTATTTTGTATTAAAGGATCCAAAACATCATTGTGTTTTACATGATTAATTTGTTTGTTTTGATTTGTATAACAGTTAAGTTTAATTCTTAATATTTTTTTAAATTTAAATTTTTTATTAATTTTACTACAAATAGGTTCTATTAAATTAAAAAAATTACTACATATTTTTTCATTATGAAAAATAGTATGCGTAAACATAAAATTATTTGATTTTATTTCTGGAATATCGTGTTCATTATAATACCAAGGGAAATTTGAATTTAAAACTGTATTTTTTAATTCATTAAATAAATTTTTTTTAATGAATTTTTGTTTTATATAAAGGGACGACCCAAGTTCCATATTACTAAACTATACCTTGTTCCTTTCGTTACTGGTTTAACTCTATGCCAAACATGAGATGGAAATACTACTATTGATCCTTGTGGTAATATTTCAGTACATTTTCTAATATTTCTTTTTTTATCTGGATCCATATTTCTAAAATCAAATTCTAATTCACCACCTTTATAATCTTTAGGATCGGATAGTGAACAAGTTACAGACAATTTTCTAATTTTTCCATGATAGTTAATATCATCTGGTTTATTATAAGGAGCTTCCCAACTATCACAATGCCAATCATAAAATTGATTTAGTTTATATTTTGTAAATTGACAAGACTCAGACCAGTCCCACTGAAAATTCCATCCTGCATTTCTATTTGCCATATGAATGTATGGGTGTATTTCTTTATATATCCAAGGATCATTCATCCACACAACATTAGAATTTCTTTTTTTCTTTAAATCTTTAATTTCTTTTTTAGAAATTTTTTCTTTTTTATTAATTTTTTCAGTTAAATTTCCTGTAAATGCCAATTGTTCTTGTTGATTTTTACCATGTTTAATTAAATCTTCACAAAATTTTTTTGGAAGAGCACTTGTAAAATACCAATAATAATTTGTTAAATTCATTTCTTTTTTCTAAAGAAATATTTATATCTTTTTTATAAGTTTGTAAAGTGTCCTTAATTTAAAGGAGTCCAAGATTTAGTAGCGGGTACCCATATAAAAATACTATTATTTTCTTTATCAGTGCCTAACCATCTTTGATTATCTTCGTCCCAGCTTATTCTATATTGTTCAATTCCCTGTTCATTTTTTGGAACATTACTCCCTGGATTTTCAACTGGAGCAACCCAATCATCATTGGAATTTAAAGACCATGAATTATAAGGTTTTGGAGATATAAACTTATCTTTTGTTTCATCATAAAAATCTCCTTTTCCAGCATATTTTTTTCTAAAATTTTTATTGTAAGAAGTTTGTACCCATTTTACACCATTTTCTGACAATGGAGATGTTTTTTTAAAATATTCAGCAGCCTGTTCTGATTGTTCTCCACCATTGTTTGCAATATCAATATTACAGCCAACAACAACTCTTAATACTATACCATTTGAATCTATTTCAGCAAAATGAGCCATAATTAATAAACAAAATTTCCATTAACTGTAAATCTAACAACTGCCCCTGTAGGTGTTGATGTTACAGTATTTGTTCCAGGTGTAGCGGACACTCTAGGTGCTGCTGTAGATGGAACTTTAATTAATACGACCCCTGATCCTCCAGCTCCTGCAGGTCCACCAGTTTGATTACCACGTTGTCCTGCTCCTCCACCACCACCAAAATTAGTTGCTCCATTTTCTCCTGTATGATCAGCGTCTGGAGCATTAACATCTGGACTACCACCATTCCCTCCACCACCTGTTCCACCTAATCTTCTATCAGCAGGTCCTACTTGTTCCGTAGTTCCACCTCCACCACCTCCAAAAAATGAAGGTGATCCAGGAGGTCCATAATAAGGTTGTGGTGCTGCTCCAAATAAAGGTGATGTATCTTTACCTGCTCCACCCTGTCCACCAGGTCCACCACTAGAAGGTGCTCCTCCAGCTCCAGCTCCTCCTCCACCTGCTCCTGCTCTTGGACCACTAGTTCCAGTTCCTCCAGAATTTCCAAATCCAAAAGGTGCAAAAGGCGCAGGCATACTTGGTGCTTGAATTGAAGTTCCTGCAGTATTTGGTCCAGATTCTCCCATTCCACCTCCACCAGATCCTCCAGGACTTGGTGTAATACCTGGACCCATTGTAGGATTACCAGCTCTTCCTCCACCTTTAGCTGTAAAAGTTACTGGTCCAATATAAAATTCAGTATCTCCTCCTTGACCTCCTTGAGAGCCAATTGCAGTTCCAGGAATAAAAGCTCCAGCTGTTCCTCCTCCTCCAATAACAATTGGATAACTTTGTGGCCCTGATCCAAATGGATAAGCTGGATATAAAATCATTCCACCTGCTCCACCTCCTCCAGATGAAGGATCAGTGGCTCCACCACCTCCACCTGCTACCATTAATAAATCAGCTGTAAAAGCTGCTGTTCTTGCTTTTTCAGCTGTAAATCCAAATCCTTTTGCGGAAGCTGCTCCACGTGTTGAGTTTAAAGGCATTCTTTCTTCTCCTATTTAAATTGTGTTTGCGATGCTAAAACTGTGTATGTTGATGCTGCTGTTTTAATTGCTGTGTAAGTATAAACATCATGTGATGATGCATTACCTGCTGTTGGAGCAGTTCCACCTTGCCAAATTGCTGTAACAGTTGTTCCATCAACTTGAATTACGTTATTATAAAATGTGTTATTTCCTTGTTTTGTAATTAACGCAACAGTAACTGATTCTCCAGTTGCTAAAGCAGAATTTAATGGAGTTGTAGAATTACCTCTTATATTAACTGTAAAATTAGATCCTAAATTTACGTTTTGATAATAAACAGCTTGTGTAAGTACATCATATGTAAATGATGTAATATAAGTTGTAGAAATTGTTGCACCTTCATATACACCAAATATTTTTGATTCACCATTTAATGTAATTCTTCCAAGATCTCCTTTTGGAGTTAAAGTTAAACCAACATTTGTATCTCCACCTGTTGCAGAAATAGTTGGATTACCACCGGCTGCAGCGTTTGCTATTGTAATTTCATTTGTAGCTGATGCAGTTGTTGAAAATTTAATTTGTTCATTAGAGTTTTCATCTATAATTCCATATGTATTTCCAACTATAATATTTTTAGAGTTTGTACTTAAATTTGCAGACAATGTTGGAGCATAGTCACTTGATAATTTTTGAAGATCAGAATCTACAACATTTGTTCCATTAGAATAAACTAATTTAATTCCTTTATCAGTAGTTGCAAATGTTGGTCCTGTTCCTGAAGTTGTTTTAATTTGAACAGTAAATGCACCAGTTGTATTATTTTTTACTAAATATGTTTTTTCAATTCCATCAGGAACAATAACACTTACGTTACCGGTAATAGTTCCAGTAAGTTCTATAACTGCATTTTTACCATCTGATAATGCACCATTTGTAAAAGTAAGAGTTGCACCTGTTGTAGCATTAAGGGCTACTGTACCATAACCTGCAATTGCTTGTTGAAGAATGACTAAGTTTGTATTTGTAATGTCACCCCATGTACCGGCGTTTTCGCCTGTGACCATTATTTCTAGTTTAAGGTCTGTAGAATAACTTGATACCATATATTAATTCCTTAATTAATTATTTTTATAAAATCTAAGCGGCTGTGTCAATCTCTGTCCAAGTTGCAGCAGTTCCGGTATTTATTTCAGTCCAGATTTGATTATTTATACTATTTAAAGCTACAGTCAAGCCGTTTCCAGTAACTTCTATAATAGAAGTTCCTCCAGCAAATACTGTGCCAACACCTATATTTAAACCTATTCCAGTAACACTTGCAAGTGTATTTGCATCACCAATTGCAGTTCCTTGAGATATGTTTAATTGTTCTCCTGTTAATGTAACATTACCAGTTCCTATAACTACTGTTCCAACTGCTAAAGCAACAGTCATTCCAATACCTGTAACTGTAGCATCTGGTGAAGGATCTACTTCTCCTTCTGTAATATTTAACTGCTGTCCTGTTAAATCTATTATTGTATTTGGAGTTGCCTCTGCAGTTCCCTGAGATATATTTAATTGTTGCCCTGTTAAATCAACATTAGCATTCGCTATTGAAGTAACCGAATTTAATGATAAATTTAATTGTTCTCCTGTTACATCAGCATCTGGGCTTGGATCAACTATTCCTTCAGCAACATTTAATTGTTCACCCGATACATTTACGTCAGCATTAGCTAATGGAGTTACTGAATTTAATGAAATATTTAATTGTTGACCGGTTGCTTCTGCTACGAAATTAACAAAAGCTTCAACTGTTCCAGTTGCAATATTTAATTGTTGACCTGTAACATTTGCATCAGGAGCAACATCCACTTGTCCTGAAATAATGTTTAATTGTTGACCTACTACTCCAATTTCTGGATCTTGTTCTCCACCCCAAGGAACTAGTCCCCAAGTGAAAACTCCCCAACCTTCTCTTACTTCAGCATCAATTACTACACTATTTAAATTAGTGTTTAATTGAAACCCAGTAAGTTGTACTGAGGAATCATTTTGTAATCCCCATGCACCTATATTCCAGCTAAGTTCACCCCAAGTATTGGCCATAATAGGTTACTCCTATTACGCGTTGCCGATTCTTAGAATAGCCGCTGATGTTGTGTCTGCTGGAAACTGAATTGTGAAAGTTCCAGATGTTGCAGTCTTATCACTTCCAAAATCTAATACGCATACTGCTGCGTTAGTGTTTGATGTATTGTAAATCAAAGCACCTCTTGCAGTTAAAGTAACGCCTGTAAAAGATATATCTGCAAAATCTATAAATGCAACACCACTTGAAACAACTGGTGATACATTCACTAGAGCTCCGCCACCTGTTACATACTGACCAGTATTTGCAACTTCATTTGTTGAAGTGTAAACAGTTGTTGAAGAATTTAGAGTCGCTGCAGAAGTGTATAGAGCAAGTTTAAAAACATTTCCAGTAGCAGCAGTAAAATTATGCTGACCTTGTAGAAGTTGTCCTTTAAACGAATTTGCAACTGCTTGTGTTATAGCCATATTAACTCCTAATTATATTATCCTTGTTTTTGAATCTGAGGTGAACCTTCTTGGTATTCATCTCGTCTTCTTCTTCCCATTTGTTCAATAGAGAATCCTTGTAACGCTGACTGATACTTTTGTTCGTAAAATTGTATCATGTCTGCCGGACCCTTTAAAAAACCGTAAGCCTCAACAAGGCATGCATATAACAAGCCAGAGGGAAATTGCTGACTTAAATATGTTGTAGCAACATTACTAGATAATCCTGCTGGTTTCAAGGTATAATTTAATTGCATGGTATATGTCAAGTCTGGAATTGGAGCTAATACTATTGTGTTCTCGTTCCAATAGCTAAAATATTTTGGTAATCCTTGAGCATTAGAGGCATTATACTCATTAATAAAGCCAGTATCTCTATATTCTACAATAGCATTACTACTATAAACTCCAGATGGAATAATTTGAGCTTCTCTAATAATTAAAGTTTGATCTGTAATAGTTGGTGTACTTACATAAGGTTGACCTGCAATAATAGTGGCTGTTACATATTTTCTATTATTATCAGAATCTACATCTCTTTGAATTCTCCATTCAGCATCTAATATAAATCCATTTACAATTGTAGCTGTAAACACATTAGAATCAACCTCTGTGTAATCTCTAATTTTTTGAACAAGTTCTGTATATGTCATATTAAGCCTGTAATGTAACTGGACCTGCAGAACATTCTGCTCCACCACCAGATACGTTTCCTGTTGTTGCTGTACTTGTACTTAAGAAATAAAAATAATTCAATGGGTCACTAACAATACCAGATGAATCTATTTTTCCAACTGTAATTGTAAATCCATTTGCATTTGAAATATCTGTTACATTATCAAAAGATGGAACATTTCTAAATGAAGTCTCGCGCGCGGGCGTGCCCGGGACTAACACTTCTGGTGGTCCTCTAAATCTTACAACGTTACCAGTTGCTCTTCCATGGTCTTCTGAATAAACATTTATGTAAGTATTTCCAGCGTACTTAATTGTAGTAAATGGATCAGGTGTAAGTTCTATAATGACAGGTGGCTCTATTCTATCAGGATGAGCGTATTGTAATCCTTCAGGATCAGCTTGATGTGGTTTAGGTTCAAGTTGTGGATGCTTTGGTTCATATTCAGTTATATGTACCCATGATCCATTCCATTCTTGTACCATTTCTTGATATGGAAATCTTTGACCAGATCGGTCAGAGATCATGTAAGCATATTTTCCTCTAGATAAATTTCCCATTATGCGCTCGGATAGTAAAGTTTAGGTGTTATGAATGAACTAGAAGAAGATCCATCATTTTCTAATGCTCTTTTTAATTCATCCTCATATAACATTTTCATCTCTTGTGTTCTTTGTGGTGCAAATTTAACTGCTAAATAATAAGTTAGTCCCGCGCACATACACGGAACAAATCTGTATGGAACGTTTGTAATATTTGTATAAGCTCCAACATCTTGAATTCTTTTTGCATAATAATAATGCATAACATTATTCACCTGATCAGCGCCTGGTGTTAAATATAAAGTGATTGTAATTTTATCTATAAATCTTTGAACCCAATATTGAGTTGGTTGACCTTCTGAAAATTTTGAAGATAGTGAGTTATAAGTTGATCTATCTATTTTAGTTAATGGAAAATCTGCAACTGGAACTTGTTGTGTATTTCTATATGATGCCTCATATATATCATCAGGTCCATAAGTAATTGAATTATAATCATATACTGCAGTATTATCAGCATGAATTGCAGCTGTTGTACCATTTGCACCTCTGACACAACCTGTTATTGTATTAGCATCAGTATTAGTTCCTGTGTAAGTAATTTGTTCTGATCCTATTAATAAAGTTCCTGATGTTGGAAATTGCCAAACAGAATCTAATGTAAGAGTTGTAACGGATGCATTAATTCCACCATCTAAATAACTAAAAGTACCATCTGATGTACCATCGGAACTTGATCTATAAATTGTATAAACAGTTTGACCTTCAACCATTGAAATTGAATTTTCAGCAACTTCCCAATAATGAAGTCCCCTGTTGCCCCACTCTTGAAACATAATGTTCAGCGAGCGACGAGCTGCTTTCATCTGGTTTCCTGTATTGTTTACAAGACCAATTCTTTCGTATGACTCTTCTATGATTTCATCAATAGTAAAAGTTTTTTCAAAAACTGTAGTGCCTGAAGAGGTAGCCATACTAGACTCCTACTTTTCTATGAATAACGTGATAGTTAATCCGCTTGTATTTGAAGCAACTCCAACACCATCAACTATTCCTGTACCACCACGTTGTGCATATAGCACTCCATCTTCTGGAAGGTTTAATGTTTCAGTTTGATTTGCTCCAACTTGAACTGGAATATAAACTTGTGTGTTAGTGGATGTACTTACAGTTGTAGTATTTGCTAAACCATTAATAATACAAGCTCCTGAAGTTCCTCCAGCTTGTATCATGTAACCTCTTAATCTTGTAGGTCCAGTAAACAAAACTGCAGTACTAACATTGCTTGCGCATATTACTG